AGAAGAGCTTGCGTTCCCAAAACCTAAGACAGCCAGGGAGCAAAGCTCCCAAGTTACTGAGAAGCAAGGCTTCTCTGGCGTGGTTTCAGACCTCACCTGCCCAACTCCAACCGTTCCACAGCAAGAAGCATTAAAGATAGTGGAACAGGAAACAAAGTGGACAGCATCACAAGTCTATGCAAAGTTCCAGAGATTCCCTACAGCTGATAATGTAAAAGCCTGTATTAAACTTATTAAGGAGAATTAAAGGATGAGCTGGGAAGTTATTCAACCAAGGAGACATGACCCAATACCAAATGAATATACCATTGTTAATTACAATGAAGGAAAGTATTTACAAAAGGATGGAACGTTTTCTCGGAATGCTTGTGCGGTATATGATTATCACAGGTTCAGTGAAGGTTACTGGAAGACCAGAGAACGGGCACAACAATTTCTTAACCAGTGGATTAAAAAGGAGAAAAAACTGATGAGCAATGACAAGATCAAGCAATGTGAAGCAAACATTAAAACTCTTAATGATAACCTGGAACAGCTAAAGAAGGAGGATACGGAGGAACGACGCATAGCCCAGAAAGCGAAGGATATTCAACCGAAGCATGGAGATATTGTCACTAATGATTGTGGAGGAAAGAGAATTGTTCTAAAAATTGGAGGTAAATTTGTGTCTTATGATTGTTACAAATGTCAAACAGGAGGAGGTGTTAAGCCAAAGGTCATTGACTTTTACAATGGCAGAACAGTCTGTACATACAAAGTAATCGGAAATGTTTTTGACAATTAAAATATTGACACACATTTAAGGAATGTATTATGGCAGGTCCTGTATCTCAGTTCAAGGTGGGCATGGTAGAATTCGCGAAGTGGCAGGGAACTTATAAGGAGCAGACCACGTTCTCCTTTAGTTTGAAGAAGAAGAAGTTTAATGAGGAGACCAAAACTTTTGATGAAAGCCCGTTCCTTACGGTGACAGACCTTAAGGATATTATGATTGGTACCCAGAAGATGTTGATGGATCATTATATGGATAAGAATAACCAGGGAACTGCTAAGCCGAAGGATGAGTGCCCATTTTAATTAAATCTAGGTTGGCGGGAGAAGAAAGGATTCTTCTCCCTTGGGAGGTAAGGCCGTGGAATCTATACAAAGCAGCATAGAAAAAATACTAAACAACCCAGTTGCCCAAGGCATTACCACTGGTATTAAAGCATTGGACGATGCAATAAAAGGATTCCATCCCGGCCATGTAATTACTATTGGTGCTGTTAGTTCAATGGGCAAGAGTAGTTTAATGAGAAGCATGGCTTTAGCCGCAGCAAAAGAGGTTCCTGTTGGAATATTTCCAATTGAAGGTGGTACCTTTTCTACCGTTGAAGTCATGATATACACCCTAGCTAGAGTCAACTATCACAAGAAAGGAAAGTTAAGCAAGACTGAAGAACAAGCCATCAAAGCAGCAAAGGCAGAACTAAAGAAACTAAAAGGAATCTATGTTGATGAAGCAGCTGTATCAATGTATCCATCCTGGTTATTGGAGAAGGGACCAAAGAAGGACTCTATTGAGCAGTCCATGCAAGCCATGCACAAAAAAGGTGTAAGAATATTCTTCATTGATTACTTGCAGTTAGTCAATTGGTCATTCAAAATAGAGAGTGAAGCCTTAAGAATTAAGGAACTGACCGGGAAGTTAGCTAGAATATCCATTGATCTACAGGTTCCAATTATTCTGTTGTCTCAACTGACAAAAGATGTTGCCAAAAGAAACATAGTAAAAGGCATGGACCCTACTCCAGAAAAGACAGACATAAGGGATTCTGGTTTTATTGAGAACGATTCATTTGAGATTCTACTACTGCACAGACCAGAGTATTATGATAAACCAAAAGACCTAACACTGCTAACTAACTGTGCAGAAGAAGCAGAAATTATTGTAGCCAAGCAAAGGTTTGGACCTACAGGAAAGATCAATGTTAAGTTTGAACCATTCTGTATGAGATGGTCAGATATAAATGAGAGTTCTGCTAAAGGAACATTGTTTTGAAGTTCCAAAATAAACCAGGTAGTCAGCTTTGCTGACAATATTGGGAAGTTTCACTTCCCTAGAGGACTATACTAATCACGGAAGCAAAGCTTCCAGTTAACTAAAATTCTAGTAGACAATCTTCGATTGTCAATGTTGGGAATCTTTGATTCCCTAGGAGAATTTTGTGATATGGAATAATGTAGAATTGTTGGATATGGTGGAAGCCTATGCCGAGTATCTGAAGATAACCTCTTATGAGTCTGATTGGTTCGGGCTGGTGTCCAGTGAAGAGGAATTGTCTACAAGATTTGATGAGGAACATGAAGAATGGCTTCACAAGAATAGGGACGACCAAGTTATGATCGACGAGGAGTTTAACAATTGGACCGACGCACTATGTTCGGATGGAGTGATACACCCAGAACAATACAATAAGTACTGCTACGTCGGCAAGTATGCAGAATAAGGAAGGTAGGTTGTACTGATGACAGTGAAAGAACTAATTGAAAAACTAGTAGAGTGTAACCCAGATGCGAGGGTTAAAATAGAGACCTGGACTACTGATAGACCTTGTGATCGAATGGCTTGTAAGATATCATCTTCTGATGAGGCGGTAGTTATTCATGACTATTATGAGGGGATTCGATATGATTGAGAACTGGGAACTAAGCAAGGTCTACTACAAGAGATCCATGTTCGTTTGCCCAAATCATATATCACAAAAAGGATCACCAGATTTAGATGTTACCTTGGAAGGAGGATGGGCTGGCTTCTTTCATTGTTGGAGTTGCGGATACAGTGGCAAGATACCAGACAAAGACCTAGAGAAACTTAGGTCCATGAGGACTGAAACACCAGGACAGTTGGCAACACTAGACTGGGATAAACTAAACCAGGATTATATAAGCAATAGATTTTCATCGGGGGTTCAGTCACCCCTAGCTTTTTCAAAAGTAACCATGATGAAACTAGAACACGGATGGGATGGGACAGCCAGCACTTTTCCTGAAAGAGATGGTCTCGGCAATGTAATTGGTATCTTGCGTAGGTTCCCAGACAATAACAAGGGTACAGTTAGTGGCTCACGTCGAGGCCTTACTATCCCAAGGATAACCTTTGATCCCTCACAGGTGCTTTACATAACAGAAGGCTGCTCTGATCTGGGAGTTATTTTGGAATGCGGTTTGCATGGAATAGCAAGACCTAACTCTAATGGCTGCAATGACATGGTGGGTGAATGTTTGTCCAACAAGGAGTTTAAGTCTATTCTTATTGTAGCAGATTATGATGGCCCTGGAGTAGAGGGTGCTAATGAATTGTCAGCATTGTTAGGAGAAGTAAAAGTGGCTGCACCAATGCCTTACAATGATCTTTATGATATGTATCTAGCAGAAGGAAAGGATGAGACACAAAAATGGCTGAGCGAATAGATGCTTATGGCTGTAGTTGTGAAATTCAGAAACACCATAAAGAGTTTATTATAAGGATGTTCAATGAGGCTGATGATTGTGAAGTTACGCTTGTGTCCTACGTAACCATTGAAGAGTTGAAGTCAACGATCAGATTGTTGGAGGAAGACAATGTTGATTAAATATGATGGGGGTTATCCAAATTTATGTTCAGGAAAACTAATTGTAATGATAGATGGGAAAGATTGGTTATTTCCTGACTATTGTTTGTCCTCTGGAGGCAGCGTATGGTTTGATGAGGATTGGACTGAGCATGTCACACAAGGAGAATGGTCAATTTGCGAGTGGCCAGATGATTTTCCAGAAGATTTGAAAGAACAAGCTGAGATAGAAGTAAACAGAGAAATTCCTCATGGATGTTGTGGTGGGTGTGTCTAATGGCTAAGAGACGACGGCGTAGAAAGAAAAGAGTTAGCGTTCCAAAAAGACTTAGGGGCTATGGTAACAGCTGTCTTGATAAACTCTGGTCTAAGAAAGTAAAAGACAACGCGGGCTGGAAGTGTGAAATCTGTGGAAGCACCACTAGCCTTGAAAGTCACCATATACACAGATGTAAGCACTACGGAGTAAGGTGGAATAAAATTAATGGAGCGTGCCTATGTCACAACTGTCATGTCAACAGTCCAATGTCAGCACACAAGAACCAGTTACATTTTATGCGTGAAATGTTACGAAGTAGGGGAGACAACTGGGCAGACATGTTGATTGAAGCTACTATCCACGATACAAACTGGAGAGACAGACTAACTCAAATAAAGGAGGAGCTATTGAAATGAAAAGTAAATTTAGTTTTAGATGCAAGAATTGTGGAGAATTGTTTGAGCGTGGCCAATTGCGATTAGATTATGACCGCTCAGGAAAACAAATGGAGTATCGAGCTTGTTGGGGATGTGGATTCGACAGTAATTACTGGGAAGGAGGATCAATATCAGACCACAAACTCTTTACTCCTTCCGACGGTGTTTCTTAATGGAGCCAATACAGAAAGAAGGACAAACAAAATGTTTGTCCAAACTCGCTCTAACAGATTCGTTAGAGCACGGAATGAAAACAATGAGATCGGTATTAGAAATCTTGTTCATATTAATGTTGTTGGCACTAGCTAACACAGCACTTAATTCCTGAAAGGAATTCCAATGGATCTGAGAGAAGCTTACAAGGTAATGCAAGACAGCTGTGGTATTGGAGTTGGTGACACTGTTAAGGTTCTACGGAAGGCCGAAGATTACAGCCTTGGCTGGTCAACTTGTTGGACCGAAGGAATGAATCGCTTTATTGGTAATAGGTACGTGGTTAACAAGGAACATGAGAATGGAATTAGTCTGGATAGCTACTGGTTTCCTTGGTTTGTCCTTGAGTTGATTGAAAAGAAGAAGGTCATAGTCAAGGAGATGACGGTAGCGGAGATTTCTAAGGAACTGGGATATGAGGTAAAGGTTGTAAAGGAAGGTAGTTGAATATGAGCAGACTAGTCCAATTTATTGTTGGTTTTAGTGTTGGCTTTATAGTTATGCAACTATTGTTTCGTTTCATTATTCATTAAGGAGTAATGCTGTGGATGAACGAGAGTTGGCAAAGCGAGAAGCTATCTCTGGTTTTCCCAATTATGAGATTACCAAAGATGGCAGAATTTGGAGCTTGTATCTGGGCCGATGGTTAAATCCCGGAACAAATAGTGGGGGCTATAAGCAGATTACACTAGTACAAAATAGAGAACAGCATTCTAAGAAAGTACACCGTCTTGTTCTAGAGACCTTTGCTGGGCCTTGTCCAGAGGGTACGGAATGTTGTCATAACAATGGTATTAGAACAGACAACCGATTGTGTAACTTAAGGTGGGGAACTCGGTTGGAAAATAATAGGGACAAACAAATACATGGAACAGAATACAGCAGAGAAAAGGAGGGCAATCCAAATAGAAAGCTAACAAGATATCAAGTATTTCAAATTAGGGAGTTGTATAAAAATCCAAAAATTACGCAACAAAAGTTGGCAAAATGTTTTAGAGTTCTTCAATGTCATATAGGTCGAATAGTAAGGAATATTGCATGGACGAGCTAAGTAAACGAGAATTAGCAAATCGCAGAGAGTTTGTAGAAGATTACCTAGTACTGTGTAGCAAGTATGGACTGTGTATTGATGCTGATGAAGAAGAATGGAAAGATGTTGAGTTGAAGATTGTTTCCAACAAGAAGTGGATTGCTCCACGATTCCACACATATATGAGAGGACTTGTATAATGAATAAGGTAATTGAAAATATCACGGAAGCACAGCTTCCAGTTAACGTGATGCCTATTGCATCACGTATCAAGACATACCTGCGTCATAACCAAACCCTAGTAGCTGGTGCTATAGTGTGTGTACTTCTGTTGGCATGGTCAGGCTGTGATGTAATGACAGAGAGCCCATTCACTGACGAACCTGTAACTAGAGCAGAGTTGGACGCCGAAGTTCAGATGTATGTAGTTAAGGTATCGTCTGCTGTTGAAGACCTGGATAAGCAGGAAGCTATGCGTAAGGCTTTGCTAGAAGCTGGTTGGGCTATCGCTCAAGGTGGTGCAGTAGATCCTGTTGGCCTTGGATTTACGCTGGCTGGTATCCTGGGCCTTGGTGCCGTCATTGACAATCGTAAGAAGGATAGTATAATTAAGAGCAAGAGCAATGCCTTGGTTACTCTTGGGAGTTCAAATGGTTGATGGACAAGCAGGCAAAGGCGACAGATTTCGTCGCGTAAACAAGAAGTTTTTTGACCACAATTACCTAAAAATTTTTGGGGTACCCTGTTCTCGGTGTAATCCAAAAGGACTAGACAAGGGTAAGAGAGATTGTATTAACTGTGGTGGGGATGGATACATCCCCAGGTCTGGGAACAAGTTCCCTGGAGGTGAAGGGCATGTCGAAAAAAGAGTCTAACCCAAAGGATGTGGTTGGTGTCAAGAAAGTTCCTATGCACAACGTATCCTGTCGTGTGTTGTTTGAGATGGGTCTTGGAATGATGGATGGGGCTTGTAAGTATGGCTCCCATAACTATAGAGAAGCAGGGGTACGAGCTTCTGTTTATTATGACGCGGCTATGAGGCATCTCATGGCTTGGTGGGAAGGAGAAGATGACGATCCAGATACCGGGTTGTCTCACATTACAAAGGTTCTAACTTGCTTGGCTACCTTCCGAGATTCTATGATTGCAGAGAACTGGGAAGATGACCGGCCAATTAGAATCCCAGGTGGAGCAGGAATAGAAGCTTACAACAACATGGCCGCAGCAATATCTGATAAGTATCCTAATCCGGTACTTCCTTATACTGAGAAAGCTAAAGGAGAAGTTTATGAAAATTAAGTTCCAAAAACCTACTTTGTATATGTCTCACTCCGTAAGAGGCAATGGAGACCTGACTATTGAACAGAACTGTAAGAGAGCAATGAGAGTTGCTTCCAAGATCAGAAGTGTGTTCCCGGAGGTGGCTATCTATTGCCCGGCGGATCACGATCTGGTCTTGCAAATTCTATGGTATGATAAACGCATTGATGTTGATGATTTTATGTTTGCTGACCTAAAGATTCTAAGAGCCTGTTCAGGATGGATGTGGTGGTGGACTAGTGAATCTCGTGGGTGCGAGGAAGAATATCTGGAAGCTGTCACTCTAAAAATGGCAGAACCAACCCTTTGCCTAAATAGAAGCCCACAGATTATCTACCAAGATTTATTGAAGGCAAACTTCGGTGTAGTTCGTAAGGTTCTTTCACCGATTGTAGAACAGGCAAAGAAACGTTTTAAGCTTTGCCAGTAATTACAATGTGAAACATTGTTAGATTCCAAAAAGAGATTCAAGGAGGTTCAACATGTCTGATGAATTATTGATTAAAGTACTATATAACATCTTGGATAACCAGCAGGTTCTGTTAAAGAAAATCCTGAAGGATAATCGCAATCTGTTCAGTGACCAAACCTGCTCACTAATGGCAGAATTAAGAAAACTAATGGAGGCCCCCAATGGGTGAACTAAAAGAATGCTTTCCAATTCCCAGGCATCCTGGATATTTTATTGCTGAGGATGGAAATGTGTGGAGTGATAAAAAGAATAATAATACAGGAGGCTGGCTGATCCCAAGGTATGAACGAGGGTATGTTCAGGTTATATTAAACAGAAAGACTTCCTATCTACATAGAATTATGTTAGAAACATTTGTTAGTCCTTGTCCACAAGGTAAGGAGTCTTGCCATAACAATGGAATCCGGGATGATAATAGGATAGAAAATCTACGATGGGACACCCGGAAAAATAATTTACTAGACAAGGTTAAACACGGAACAGATAATAGTGGTGAAAGACATGGAGGATCTAAACTCAATTATAAAAAAGTAAATACCATTAGGGAACTATTTAGTAGAAACTGTCCAGTCACACAAACAAGATTGGCCAAATTCTTTGTAGTTTCACAATCAGTAATTTCAGATATTAAAAGAGGTATACCATGGCAATCAGACGTTTGTTCGCGGACCTAGAGACTGCCCCAAATATAGTTTACTCTTGGAGAGTTGGCTATAAGATTAATCTCTCACCAGAAAACATTATCAAGGAAAGAAACATTATCTGCGTAGCATGGAAATGGGAGGGGGAAAAGAAAGTTAAGTCCATTGCGTGGGATGGAGAGAGTGATGTTGAATTAATCCGAGAATTTATGGAGGTAATGAATGATTCAGACGAAGTAGTATTTCACAATGGAGATCACTTTGATCTTCCTTGGTTACGTGCTAGGTGTGTAAAGCACGGCATTCCTTGTTTCCCTACATACAAAACTGTTGACACATTGAAGTGGGCTCGAACATTCTACTTCAACTCTAACAAGCTAGATTATCTTTCTCAGTACCTTGGAGGTGTAGCAAAGCTTCCTACTGGATTTGATCTGTGGAAGAGAGTAATGTCTGGAGAGAAGAAAGCTCTTAAGACAATGGTAGATTATTGCAAGAACGACGTTACTATGCTGGAGAATGTGTACCATGAACTGGCCCCTTACTGTCCCCACAAGACTAACATAGCTGTTTTGGAAGGCGGTGAAAGATGGCATTGTGTACACTGTGCCTCTAAGGATATATCTCTTTCCAAGACTAGAGTAAGTGCTATGGGAATCCCACGTTATCAGCTTGTCTGCAACGATTGCCATAAATATTTTACAGTGAGTAATACAACCTATAACAAGATGTTAGAGGAGGAGTAAGGATGAAACCCTGGCTACAAGAAATTGCTGTGCGTAAAAGTATCTTGGATGAGGAAGATGTTGTTATTGATGACTATGCTGGAGGAAATGTAGATGATGCATTTTGGAAAGGCTTTGCGGCTGGACAAATTCAACTGGCAAGAGAAATTATTGAGGAGGACCTGACATGAACATGGAACAGTTTAAGATGTTGTGCGACTTGGCTAGAGAAGCCGGTGATGGAGCTTTGTGGATTGTACTGATTGCTTATGGGAGATACTATCTAACTTTGCTGGCTTATGCTATTGTTGTTCCAATGTGTGTCTGTATGATTAGAAAAGGAATTCTGGGCGTGGTAAAGTGTGTTAGTGCCAGTGATAGATTATTGCCAGAAAATGTATATCATTGGAATGGTGAACGCATGGCAAAAGCAAAGCAGATTCTTGATAAACACTGGCACGATTCACAAAGTAAGCAATCAGAGATTGCTAATATTGACAAGCAGGGCTTGTCTAGTGAATAAGTTAACTCAGACCGAAGGTCTGGTGGGTTGGAGGGATAGAGATCTCAGTTTGTGAAACAAACTAAGTTAATGTAATTTTAAGGAAATTACAATGGGAATGTTTGATAGTTTTAGAATTAATTGTAAGAACTGTGGATCAGAGATAGAGTTTCAATCAAAGTCTGGTCCTTGTCAACTGAATGACTATACCATAGGGGATATTGCTCCATCCGTTGCTGGTGATTTAGATGGCCAAGCAGCCAGCTGCCCAAAATGTGATACTGTTGTGGTACTTCACACACAAATTATGATTTATCCTGAATGGCGGTGAACTATGAAAAGATATAGAGTCAGAGTTGAACTAACAGAGGCATATGATATGGCCGTTGATGCCCAAGATGAGTATGATGCAGATAATATTGCTGCCAGTTTAAGCTCAGAGGATATTCGGATTCAAGGTGAGTTTATCTGGGAAGCTAGAGAGATTCCTGAACTTGGACAAGAGATAGAATTTGAAAGGGAAGAGGAATAATGTGAACAAAAAACAGTCGGAGTATTATCGTAAGCGATCAGCTAGACATAAGAAGATATACCAGCGGGCTATAGAAGATGGGCTCAGTTCCAGGAAAGCAGCGATCAGGGCCAAGTGCCTGGATTGTATGCTATGGCAGGAAAGCCTAGTAAACTCCTGTGATATTAACTGGTGCCCTTTATGGCCCTATCGTATGGGAGGCAAGGCCCAGGTCGCTGGGCCTTAGTTAGTTCAAATACTTGCCGTATATGGCATTAATTTGAGTAAGAAAAGGAGATGACAATGCAAACCTTTGGTCTGATTTTATGGATACTTATTTTTATCACTGCAATTGGGGTTAAAAATTAATCCCAGAAGATCGCTTTGCTAACGACTGCAATAAGGGCTGCATAGATGGGGGCAATAATTTTCCATCTTGTGGCCCTTTCGTCTTTGTGAGTTTGCTGATGCTCAAGTACCCACCTATGGGTAGATTCCGTTCTCTCGTCAATTCTTATTAACAAATCTCTTTCTGATTCATTCATCGCAGCCTCTGCAAGTCTTCAAATTTAGCTTGGTTCACTAACTTAGTTCTTACACTCGCCTTAATCTTGGAGATAATATTTTCCAAAATAATCCTCTTCACGTTGGCATCCAAGTCCATGCTGGTAAATCTAGGTAGCACCTTGTTCAATGCAGCTGAGACTTCAAACTGATACTGTTTGTACTTCTGGTCATTCAAGTACCAATCCTCAGACAGCCTCCGTCCTAGTCCACCTACAGGAACCAACAGCCTATCCAACTCATTTTTAACGTCAGGCTCTAGGCTACGCATGAGTGTACGTTCAGACTTCCTCATCTCATTCTGTACCCTCGCCTTAGCTTTCTTACCAGTTCTCTCACTTCTTGATCTACGCTCCGACTCACCAATCAAAGGATAGTGAAGTCTCAGTATCTTCTGAGAGAGAGGTCCAAGGTCAGACCACCGAGAACCCTTGAATACCTCAGAGGCATACTTGTTCTTAAGTTGTGCAGCTTGACCAGCCTCACTAACAGGGTAAGTCATAGCCCCAATACCATGCAAGGCTAGAGCAGATGTAGCCATTGTTTCTTTGGTCAATCCCTGGTAGTACAGGGCATCACTGGTATCCTGTATGAACAGGGGGGTAAATCTCTGATAGAACTGTTGGGCACCAGTTTCCAGACTAGGTTCCAGCAAGTCTCCCTTGAAATCCTCACCTCGATAAGCATCCAAAGTTATTCCAGCAACAGGTGACAGCTTGGTCTGCATGTATCTAGCAACCGTATCCACTCTCTTAAGATCATAAACCTCACCAGTAGTGGTAGACTTCATCTCGCCTGTAGATAGATTAGCAACCAGCCTCATCATCTGAGAGTACCCACCCCAGAAATCAATCCTTGTGTCTCCAATCCTAACCTTACCAAAGTCCGAGCTACGAGGATCGTGTTCTACCTCTACGCCTTTTCTTTGTGACAATAGCCAGAGAATCAGAGCCCCAGTACCAAAGGCTTCAGCTAAGGTAGCGGCTAGTATCTTCTGAGTAGGACTAACAATGTGTTTGCCATCCTTAAATGGAACCAGATCAGTCAAGGTCTGTATCCTGGCAATCTGTAGCTTGGGAGCAAAGAACATAATGTTCAAAGCTGGAGCTAGTTTTCTAAGAGACCCCAAATCACCACGCCCAGTAATGTGATTTAGAACATTAGCAAGTTCAGGAAGATTGCTCATGGACCCAGTACCAGCCCACTTCTCTGCAATGTTAAAGAAGGCATGAGCCCGCATTGTATTCAGTGAGGTAACATAAGCCCGCTCTGAAGCTGAGATACCAGGAAGTTTGTGAGCCAACCTAGATGCAAAGTACTCTTCGGATGCTGCCAAGTTTCCACGCTCTGAGATAAAGACTCCATTCTTTTTTAACTGGTCATACATAGGATGTGTCTTAATTTGCAAGTCAATGTAGTCAGCATAATCCTCACTAAAGAATGCCCTATATCCAGCACCAACACCTTTAGCCCAAGCTCCAGGCTTCATAAAGGCTATCAATGCACCCTGCCTACCAACAGCAGAGAAGTCCAAGGAAGCCAGTACCGCTCTAGGAAAGTTGAATAACTCTTTGGTATTGCTAAGAATCTTCTGGCCAAATGTCTTAGGCTTGGACTTCATCTTAGTAACAGTCTCGGTGGCCTTCTTAACAAAGGCTCTACCAAGGATAGGCTCAAGAGACTTGAGTTCATTGACCTCAGGCATCATCCCATCTTCAAAGAGTTTTTGGAAAGCCGAGAAAGACTTAAGCAAATCAGTAGCAGAGTCCTGATGGACTACCATAGTTGTGTGGATAAAGTGGTCATACTCTTCCTGAGTCCACCCCTGTTCTATAAGAGAGTCAAACAAGGAGCCCATCTTACCCTGCATGACCTTACGAACCATAGCCATCTTAGCTCTGTCATCTATATTGGGATCATTCATAATCCCTTTGACAGTGTTCTCTACATCCCCAAATCTCTCAGCCCTGGTCTCCTTGATCTCTGCTTCATAGGCCGCACGATTATTCTCTACTCCATCTAGGACATCATCCATCCGATCAATCAAGGTGGCGTGTGCTTCCTGGGCCTCTACATTCTCAGGGTTCAGAGTCTGCACTACATCAGGTATTCCACCATAGACCTTCTCAGCAAACTTATCAATGTCTCTTATGTAAGCTGCCTTCTTCTCATTACTCCAGCCTTGGTCCTGTACTCTGTCCTTTAAGGCTTGAATCTGTGCAACACCAGGATTAGCAGCAGCCGGGATGGCAGCCCTAGCCACTCCAAGGAACGGAGATACCACAGCCCCACCCAAAGCCGCTGCTCCTAGCTGTTCTTTGTTGGCCCACAGATATGAGAAAATCTCTTTATCGTCAAAGTATTCTGAGCCTCCCTTTAGGGTACTCTCGACATAATAAGGTACAGTTAAGGACACCCCCTGTTGTATAAATTCTTCTGCCGCTTCCTCTACTGAATTAAGCAGCAAGTCCTTTCCAAAATCTGTCCCTTCTTTCCACATCTTTCCCCAAGCTTTTTGGGCAGCAAGTTTACGAAATTGAGTTAGTGAGTGCTTTCCCTTGTTGGCTACTTTAAGCAGCCTGCCCATCTGGACACCCTCTATGACAGCATTGATTCCACCAACTACAGCCCTGCTAGTATTCGCTTCTGTCTCTGTAGCACCACGTTTCTTAGCATTGTCATATGCTTCCTGGCCTTCTACTGAGAAAGAAATAGCCATAGAACCAAGGGCACCAGCCGCTGCATGTCCAGTTAATGCCGCTCCCATATAAGGCAGAGCTTGAGCAACAACATTTGCTGTCCATTCGACTGCACCTTCTGGAGTAGTAGCCCAGTTCTCTTCCTCTGCCCTAATATTCTCACGGATTCCAGTTAAGTAGTTCTCTTCATCAACCCAAGGAGTAAGTTCTGCCAGTTCTTCAACAGTACCAACAGCCCCTGCACCTATGTTCAGAAAACTTTTAACCAGACCTTTACCAAATATTTCCAGGGTCGAGTCATTGTGCTCAGGAAAATAAGGAACTACTTCTTCTTCAAATGTACTTGGGAATTCTTCTATTGCCACAATTATTTACTCCAAGGAAGTAATTTACGAAGAGCAGAGGGCTTCTTATTTTTAGGTTTTATAGTTTTGGATCTTGGGTTCCAACCCATCCTGGAGATGTCCTCTGTTGTTACGTCTCTGGACTTAATAGTGGTGTCCGCACCAAAAATTCCAGCAAGTACATCTTCCTCAAAATCAAATGAGGAATCCTTCTGTCGAGGAGCAGTCGTAGTGGGACTCTTTGTGGTCTGTCCCATAGAAGAAGCTGCCACACCAATAAACTGGTATCCTTCTGCGATAGCCTCTTGTAACTGTGAGCCCTTAATCTTAACTCTCTCACCACTAGGGTTAATTACATTGACCATACCGCTTTGATTGATTGGCTTCATCCCACCATCTGGGGACATAACTTGCATACCTTCTGGGGTTTCAACAACGCCGAGGGAACGACCGGGATCTGGACTAGACTGAGCAGTATCCTGCGACCCTTGTGTTGGTCCTCCAGTCTTTCCACCACCTTGTGGGCCATTGAATGCAGCTTCCATCATTTGCTCTTCAACACTTTTCTGCCTGGGAACCACACCGCCATGAAGCTTCATAAAGTTCTCATGTAGGGCCTGTTCTTTCTGTGGCTCACTTAGAATATCTGAATCCTCAATCTGTTTCTTGATAAGGCTCCACTGCTGTTGTTTCTGAACCCTAGCAGTTTCCTCCTGCTGGAAATCATTCCGAGAAGCGATCTCCATCTTCTCAAGATCCCAAGCTCTAGCTCTCTGCTCGCCAGCAAGCTTGAACTGGTAGTCCATCATTGCCATATCTTTTGTGAATCGTTGATTCAATGCAACGTTAGCAGCCTGAGCTTTCCCAGCTTGTGCTGCCAGTGCTTTAACTTCTGCTGCTCCATGTTTGAATTCTATTCCCATGATTAGGTCATCTCCGATTTTCTGACACCTTCGTCAGTATCCTGATACAATAGGTATGTTTTATTGTCATCTGGATCTCTCCAGATTATAAGCTCCCCTACATCGATCTGTGTAACGCCAGTACCATTAGCTGGCTCTGCACTTTGAGTAACACGTCTGGGGTAGAACCCAGAATCCCCAACAAAAGTCAAGTCGCCGTTAGCGGTACTTATGTTGATATAATCAGCATTTGTGATATCACCTATTCTGGTGTACTCGGCCCCTGTTTCAAAATGGAAAAACGTATTCCCCGCATAGTAGTAGAACTTGAACTTTCCGTAATTATTACCGATATCATACGTATCATATATGAATCCGCCGGTCTGTGCGAACGCTGTGCCATTATGGCTGTAGAATCTCCACTTAGTGAGCCAGTCGCCATCTAAGATTGTTGTTGGGAGAGCCGGTGTTCCCCGTGACTTGTAGAAGTCAAAAGCAGAGTCAGTGTTCTGGGCTGACCTATTATTTACTACCTGTAATGCGGAATAGGCATGAGCATTGATTGTTACCGATAGATCATCCCCAGCTATTTGGAAGACACCACCCTCAGAAACAGTTAAACCACCAGTAAGCTCAAGCCGGTCATCTGTATCATTGAAGGTAATCCTTGGGTTGGCAAAGCCAATGTAAGAGTTGTTTGTATTGAAGATAATGTGACCAGGAATTGTTAAGTCCTTGCCAGCGGACATTGTTATTGACTCATTAAAGGTTACGGTTCCAGTTGTATCAAAGGAAAAGGCTCCACCATCACTATTGATTCCATCTAACTGTAGGGTGTCTCCGTCATGTACGTGGGCAGCAGGAGCAGCAGTAGAGTCATCTACATACTTCTTGTTGGCAATCATTGCATCAGTAGTAGGTGCGGCACTAGTCTTCAACAAAGAAGCATCAGCTAGAGTAGCAACACCAACTGACTCAAGAGTCCCGGCAATTGTAATGCCACCCGTTGGCCCATCAATCCTGAACCAGCTTGTTCCCCCACCACTCTGAATAACGAAGTCATCCTCATAGGCCGATAGAATATACGCACCAATGTCGGTATCATAGTCAGCAGAAGGCTCAAGATAAAGTGTCCCACCCCAGGCATTCCCAGTAGCATGGCCATACGCTCTAAAGAAGCCACGATAAGTATCTAGGACACCAGAACGAATTTCTCCTGCTGTACTTGTTATGTTTCCAACCGCTGTAAGATATCCAGTAAGTGTGTTATTTACCCAGGTTGGACTAGACGTAGTGTTAATATCCTGTGGGGTTGAGAGTGTTATCGTTCCATCTGTATCATCTGTAACTATAACCTGATTGGCTGTTCCTGTGACCCAGGATGCTAGATCGGTACTAACTACTTCCTGAGAAGCATCAGTAGCCAAGAGTCTAGAAGCAGTGCTGCCTGTGATGAATAGCTCTGTGGTGTAGATAGTCTGCTCAGAATTAGCCAGGGTAGACATATACTTCTGTACATCCCGGCTGAACCTCAGTACCGAGTTCCAGTCTTCAGGAATGACATTAGCAATATATGGTACTCTTGAGCCCACTGACATTATACTGAGTATCCATATTGGGATTTCAATTTAGCCAGATTACCAGTCTGTTGTTTCTGCCAGCGGGAGGTCTCAGCCTTAGCGGACTGAGCACTAGCTTGTGAGGAAGCGGACTTAGTAGGATTAGGAGTGCTTCCAAAATTCTGTGCCAACCAATCACTAAGAGAAGATTCTGGTGCAGAGTTAGCCTGGGAAGTAAGTTTAGCCATTGTCTCATAAGAGGGAGATTGATCTTCAATGCCTTCAATAAAGCCCGCCTTCTGTCCCAAAGCATCTGAATATTTTTGGGTTCTCAAGTCCTCTAGCTTTAACCTAGTGGGCATTGCCACGTCTTCTTCAAACGCGGTTCCCAATCCAGCTGTCATGGTAGATCCATACAGACCAGAAGAAATCAAACTCTGAGTTCCCTGTCCGATAGCCTTGGTTTTCTGACGCTCAATCATGGCCTCAGTACCAGCACCAAACGAACCACCACCGCCAGAGCCTGCAGGAGAATAGGTTCCAATGACTTCATCTAGTAGGTTCCTGATCTCTTGTTCTCTGTCAAAGTTGGCCTGATTGGCTTGGTCTTCAGGGCTCATAGCTCCACCCCCACCCCAAGCTCCTCCTGAAGAAGTAGGTTTCTTCTTTGCTGTCTTGGAATATCCTGAACCTGTTGACTGTATCATAACTATACTTCCTTTACGTTCGCGGACACCCGCTCTATAGCCCAAGTAGAAGTGGCCGTATCATTTGCTAGTCTAATTCCGATTGCTTTGCCCCTGGTTCTATTCCTGAGTCTATTAGATTTTCCAGGCCCAGTAATTGTAGTATTGTGTAGTGGTGTATCCCCATCCTCTATAGCTTCTACTACTTCCTCTGCTCCGTCTGCTGTGTAAATTTCAACATCAACAGAGTCTGTATCAGACGCCGCACCACCAGCTGCTCCCCCAGCAGTAGTCACCAACACTGAATTTATCTTGAGATCAGTATCGTCTTCCTCAACTGTAATAATAGGTAGCGTCATGTAAGATGAGATAGCAGTAGTCCCATTGGTAGTCACATCGTCTTTAGCAGTTCCATCAAACTTTCTAATGTATCCATCTGTACACCCAATAAGGAGCTTTCGATATGCGTCATCATTAGCAGAGTGAAAGAACATTGAGTAAGCACCACAAGTAGCGGGATAGGACTCAGGATAGAATCCCTCAGTTCCTATATCATACCAGTAACAAACATTGGCTCCAGTATCAATTGTGGTAATAGAGATTAGGATTCCCTCCCGTTCTCTATCATATCCCATTGTAATTCTATGGATAGCAGGATCAATATTGGTATCCTCTACTAGGTTGGGAAGAACAAACTGAGAGAGATTCTGAATTGGGCCAAACCCATAAGGGATCTTATGTATTCCACTCTTGCTTGCAAAGTACAGATTCATCCCAGCATCAAAACACCAGGATTGGTTTCCAAAAACACCTATAGATACATTCAAGGGCGTAAGTGAGCCTCCATCAGCGGGATCTCCTCTCAAGGCCCAGATGGAATTAGCACACCCAAACAAGAGATACTCATCCTGATAAGGAATCAAGGCTCTAATAACATCGCCTAGTTCTCCTGCCTTGCCATCCTTTCCGGCAATAGCAGATAGAGCATTATTAGCTCCATATACCCAGTTGTATGGATCACCCACCTTACTCATATACCACTGATATGGATAATTGGGATTGCCACTAATCACACATCGGCCTCTATACAAGCAACCAAGATAAGCCTTGGCGATCATAGCTCCACTAGCTCCACCAGGATAGACAGTCCAATCATACCAGTGAGGATCATTACCTCCAGGAACCCCAGTATCAGTACCAGTGGGAGTAAAGCCAGATCCAGAACCAGAACCTGTTACAGCGTTAGTAGAGTTAAATGTTCCAGAAGTCACATACCCATAGGTCTTAGTCTTGGCAGTGTTAGTAAAGTCCACCACCATTACAGCCGCTGTGACAGCCTGAGTTAGAATATCACCAACAGCATGTTGGGTACCCAAAGCCCCGTGAGTAAGCTCAGCATTCTTAAAATCAATGACCTTAAGATTGGCTCCGTTCACTACATAGACTTTTTGGAACCCCTCAAACATATTGAGATTATCACTCGTATCAATGTCAGCATCACTTGCAGCTAAGGCGGTCATAGTTCCAGCAGCCACGTTAATATCCTCATAATAAGCTATATCATTTCCACAGGCAACTAACCGGAGAACATTGGTTATATTAGTAATTGCAATTGCCAAAACAGTCTCCTGCTATCCGAAGCTTTCATAGTGAATTTTGTTATTTGCGGCTACTACTAATCGTTTAACAGTTATAACGTTGTTGTCACCAGTGACCCAATAATCTGTTCCTTCGGTTCCAGGAGTTGCGTCATAAGGCCCATCACCACTTCCACCAGGGATCAAGGTGTAAGAAACTCTAAGCATACCAAATGCCTGAGCATCAAAGGTCCATGTATCCCCAGTGGTAGTACCATACTCATTAGTGGTATCTACCCGCCAAACGACGGCAGCCTCATAAATAAACAGATCAGAGGTCATAGAATAAGTGACATCACTACTGTCTAAGTATGATGCCCCATCAATGAGCAATTCATTAGTAGTACCATTAGTTCCTAAGGTCCAGGAGAAGTCAGTGCTAGTGGCTATACCGGTATCTGCATCAGTCGGAGTAGGAACAGAAGCCTTCCCTGGTCTAGGGTCAAAGGTCCAAGTATCTCCAGTAAGAGTTGATCCAGACTTGGTAGAGTTTACTCGCCAGTACAGCACATCAGTCAATCCAGCAAACTTAGCCTTCTGGGCAGTAGTTAAAGTGTAGGTTGTAGCAGCGGTATCGGTCACTACTATGTCCGAGGCTATGAATCCTCCACCCGAATTTGCAACGTGGACAGTGTAAGTATCACCTGTCCCATCCCAGTCAAGCACACCACCAGAGAAGTCAACTTCGGTATCTGCATCCGTAGGAGTTGGGTTGTCTGCTTTGGCATGAGCAGCACCATAATTTTTGAATACCAAATCATCTGAGGAACCTGTTTCTGTCCAAGCTCCACCATCTGTTGTATAAAACTTTGCTCCATCTGAATAAGCTGTTCCAGTATCGTTAGCAGCAACTTGTCCTAAATGATCTGCATCAGCAGTGCCGGCTTCTAAAACAATGGCATAGCTAGTGGCGTCCGTAACAGTCAGAGGAGCGGCTAAAGTCAAAGTTTGATATGTGAAAGTAGTCTGAGTTTTTGGAATAGTAATTGAAGCTGTTTCTAAGGGAGTACCATCTGGCTTACCGCCGCCATCCAAAGCCTGTATGGACATGTTGACAACAGTATCAGAGGTAGTGCCGACGGAAGACCTAAAGAGCATGTCCACATACTCTATGTTACCACCAGCAGTGGTTAAGAAGGTTTGGGCATAGGTGTGAACCTCTGAAAAGATATCATTATAGAAGAACTGCCCAGACTCTTCGCCCGGATCACCAGTATAGTTTTCTCTTAGATCAGCCATAATCTCTAACTAATTGAAGAAACTGAGCAAATAGCTACTACCGGATTGGAAGCAGCACCAACTTGTACACTAGACCACTTAGCTAATCCTGGTCTTTGTCCCAACCTGATCCGCTGTTCCAAAACATCCCTAGGGCGGACATTACTAATATTCGTGGTATACTCTTGTGGAGTCACGGCTACAGTCAGACCCTTTGAGATCCCCCTGATTGGTAAAGCCAGCTTCTGCATCACATAATTTCCTTGAAATTATAGTTAACTGAAATCCTACGGATTTCGTGAGATTACTTCCCCCTAAACTTAGCCAACTCTTCTTTAGTCAGCCCAGCAGAGTAGGCTCCCTTGGAAACAGCCTTAGTCCTAACAGTATCCTTGGACTTAGCTTTTGCTGCTCCACTGGTCTTTTTGGAAGCTTTCTTAGGGGATTTCCAATTAGGTCCCAACCACTTAGCAAAGGTAAGAGTAGGCTTACCAGCAGCCTTTGTCTTTTTATAATACTTCATGTAATCTTTTTTCTCTGATTCTCTATACTTGGCCATATTGGGTATCCTTAATAGTTATATCTATATCTATTGTCAACAGCACCAGGACGTAAGGTTCCGGTAGAACCATGATCGAAGCTGGTACCATAGTTAACGTCACCAACAGCAGGATAGTCCTTATCTTCAACCCAACCAAAGTACACATCGCCGGATGCCCGCTTCGCCAGCGTTCGGACCAGGATGGGCTTAGCCAGTGACGTCGAATTGGTGTAACTCACAGAAACCGCCTGCCAATCAGTCGAGGTGCCACTTGCTACACTATCTGTAGCCAACACAGCCTCACCAGAGCCCCACAACGGGTCAGCACCAGGATCAATCAGTTCCAGTCTCGGGAGGTAGGCCGCGTGGCTGTCAGCAAACTTGATCTGCCCGCTGACCTCCAATGTTTCGCCCGGCTCCAATGACACTTCCTCTTGGTGGAACGCAGCGTTGTCTGCATCCTCACAGGTCATCTTGTAACCTTGAGTAAAGCCAGTCGGAACGGTCGTAACCTCACTTAAAGTAATTCCTCCTTTAGTCCACGACTTGAATTTTCCGGTGGTGGCGTCGTGGTCGTAGGAGTTGGTGTAGGCCCATGCTGGGATAGAGGTGCTTGCATAGGAAGCATTTTCAGCCGTGGTGGTTGAAAAATCAACGCCATATAGGGTGATAAAATAGGAGGTGTTAAGCCCATTTACACATCCAGTAATAACACCACTGACGGTATTTGAAGGGCTGGTTACAAATCCGTTGGCACAGTTGTTAAGGCCAGCACTTAGAAAGTTAGAAAAACTGCCGTTAAGCCCATTCGTGCAACCGTCAACAAGACCACTTATGGCATTAGAATAACTCTTTAGGACCCCGCTGCCACAACCGCTGATAGAACCACTTACGATGTTTGCATAAGCCTCATTGAGCCCATTTGTGCAGCCACTGATTGCACCACTTATGGCATTAGAATAACTACGATAAACCCCACTGCCACACCCACTAAAAGGACCACTTATGGTGTTAGAATAGCTGGCATTGATCCCGTAGGAGCAACCACTAGTTACCCCGCTTATGGTGTTAGAAACACTTACAGTGTACCCGCTGGTACAGCCACTGATCTCACACCCAAGATTGGAACCACTGACATCATCAAACGCAAACCCAGTACTTCCTGTAACCTTGATGTTGCGGGTAACAAGAACAACCTTTGACCCAGCAATCTTCTCTGCCGTCAAACCCGCGGTGACATCTATGTGGTCGGACGAGATACCCCCGGCAGCAATCGTTCGTGCCTCACTATCTACACCAGCATCAATATTGTCAATACGAACGGCATCACCTACAGCCCAGGTGTCGCCAGTGACGTCGGTAGTTACCCCAAGTTCGGTTTGGCCTATGGCCTCTAAGGCCGTCAACTCAATCACAGGATTAGTTGGATTCACACAGTAGAAGTTGCAGGTCAATCCTGGAGTCCCATCAATAGATGAAGCCGTTGTATCGAAGTCAATAAGGAAGGTGCAAGTGATAGGGTAATCCGCACCAGACGAACCGATATTGAACGTACCGGCCCCGGTGATGTCAGCAGAGCATTTAAGCGTGTAGGCCCCAGCCGTAGTATCAGCCGTGAGTGTTCCAGTAATAGTCAGCCCTGCGAGGTCGATTCCATCACCGGATAGATCAGCATCGAATGTCACGATGTGCCCAGTGGCGATTACCACCGAGTCACCGTTGGCGGGCTTAACTCCACCAACCCAAGTTGCACCTGTATCCCATGCTCCGGTAGCTGTAGAAGTTATGATAGCCATTATGTGGCCTCCCCTTTATTCATTTCAATGGCCACTATATTCGCAGACCACCGAAGGGCACATTGATCCTCGGAACGAATCCCTTGTTTGTGGTACTCTTCCGCAATCGCATGGAGCCTGTCTATACATTCCCTGTGGTCGGGCTGCATTAAACTGCTCCCCCAGCTACAACCAATTCCAGGTGCCGACGAATAACTTCGTCAACTATCATCTGATCCGTACAACTATGTAGTATCTGCAACATCGGATCAATCTCTTCCGGCAGATTCGCATACAGTTCAAGAGCCAGTAGAATCCACTGCTCATCTGTGTATTGCCCTATCTCGCCTCTCAGAGTAATGCAAGTAGCATCTCCATACAGGATGTTACAATACTCGGTTTCATTCCATATATATTTTTTCAGGATTTCAGCAGTCATATTGCCTCCCCGAGTATTACTTGCTTAATATCCCGTCGCTTTACCTCGGCCAGCAGTACCTTGTCTTGGTACTCTGTGATTTCTAGTCTAGCTGGTTGTGGCACGTCAACGATCTTGCTAAGCTTTAAGTATATAGCAGGAGCCTCTTTGGCATTACATCGAAGCTCTATCCTCTGGCCGTCGTCACCCTCAACGACAGTATAATCCTGGTCATTCCAATTGAAGCTTCTAAGAATTTGCATTCTAGTAACCTCCAAGTTGTACCGCCAGAGTTGTACCAGCAGCCAGGGTGGTAGCCATAACAAGGATCTTATCAAAACCACAAAGATCAACAGAGTACCTACAGATTCCATCACCGGCATTATCACAGACAACACCAGCCTTCGGAAGATTCTCAGTACTAGCAACAATGGTATCAACAAAGACCAAACTACTGTCAGCCGTCTGTGTTCCACCAGTAAGTGTAAGGGTAGCCAAGAGGGTAAAGTGATCTGTTCCCCTGGAACCCCAGACTTCTACAACCTGAGCATCATCCTCTGCCTTAGTTTGAAATCTAAATTCACCAGAATTGATACCCAATGGAACAGTATAGCCCAGATATGTAGTCTGGGTATCTCTGAAATAAGTCTTCACATCGGCCCAAGTTCTACCCCCAACTGCAAGAGTAGTTCCTTGAACCGATGCGGTGCCAATAGTCTCAGGCTGTCCTTTTGTAGTGGACAACTTGTAATATGCGTTTCCCATTACAGAATTCCTTTAAACTATTTCTTAGGTAGCACTGGAGGCAATCAAAGCCCAACCAAGAGTATCACCATGATACATAAGAACATTATACCCACCAGCTGCGGTCAACTGAGTTCCATTGTCACCTGTGGTCGTAGTCACGTCAACAGTGTCAGTTCCACCTTCTACCTCCATGATAACCAGTAATTGCTGCCCATAATAAACACCATCGGGAACAGTAATAGTCATGTCAAAAGTAGATGTGGTAGTTACCTTTATCACACGATCAATAATAAAGTTGTCGTCAGTTCTACCAGTCTTAGCCGTGTAGGTAATGTCACCATCTGCGGTCGTAAGAGACTTGGTACGCATGTCGAACGCCTTCTGCTCAGTATTAAACCAGTTAAATGCGGACATAGTTACTCCAGAATAGTTGTTATTGTCTAGTAAACGTCGTTTGTGAAATCAACATCAGGGAAGACAATCTTATGGCTTTCCCGATTATCATACAGATTACCAATAACATCAGTATCAGTCTTACCACTATCAAAACGAATGAGAGTTTGTATCAATCTACGTGCTTCCTGTTGGTGATGAGTAGACTTGTTATCGTCCTCTTGTGTCTCTGCTACTGCAAGGCACGATTCCAAAATAGCCTCTATAGAAGCAATCCCACCGATGGCTAAATCTGAGGTAGCGTCTAGCTGAGTGGGGTCCAACCTGTAAAAGGTAGAGAGCTTATAAGCTTGACTGGGAACGGGGTACAGCCACAGTTCATACTTAGTACCAATTTCAATATCGTACTGAGTTGGGACTACGGCGTAGTACTCAGGAGAACTAGAAGAAACACTTATAGCACGCATCTTCTTGATCTGCTGTCCACTTCTTTTCTTCAGCGGAGGATAAGCATCTTCCGAATCATAGGAAAGGTCAGACAAGAGGTCAGAGAAATCTATGGGCAAAGCGTACTTCCACTTATCCTCTTCTGTCTGGAAAGTCCAGTACTGTTGTACAAAAGACCAAGTGTGGCGTACACCATTTTTCTCATCAATGGGGTACAGAAACTGACGCAAGCCTCGATCTACTATACCTTCACACAACGTAAGGTTATTGCCAGTAGGACTAGAGCCCTCAGTTGTTAGCCCAAGATAAGCAGAGACTCGATCATACAGATTTTGATAGGAGAGAGTCAGCCTACTCATTTTCAGGGTCCTTGGCAGGTGCAATAACTGGCAACTTACGGAGTTCCCTATTGATAACCTCTAGGGCTTGAGTAATTGCAGCATGTTCATTTCTACTAATACGAAGATCACCAGTATATTTTACAATCAAATTCATTGCTTGTTCTACTGTCATTTCTATCTCCCAGGAAAGCAGCGTTGGCCCGGCTACTGCTCCCATAACCTCACGGGCAGGAGGAGACAGATTTTAGTAACCCATCAGGTTGATAAGAGGACCATTACCAGCGGCACTTCCACTGACCACAATACCAGCAATCTGATTGGTATCAAGAGCAGGAACCGTAGCACCCTGAGCGGTCTCACCCTTCTGCAACGAACCGTCGTGTCGCCACTGGACAACCATACCACCATTGTCGGCACCAATACCAGCCTGGGGATTAACAAACTTCATACCCTTTGTCTGGAGCCAGAAGTAGTTAGCCGCAGCCGAGACCTGAACAACAGGGACACCGCAACGAGGAAGAACTACCGTATTGGCCTGAGCAATGGCCTTCCAGGGGTTGCTATAAACTTCAGCAGCCTCAGTACCAGCAACAATAGCATTGGCAATAGGCATATCAAGTCTTACCTTGAAGGCAACATCAGCTGCTGTCGCATCATTGCCAGTAATCCCATAGGTGATGTCATTCGCACCAGCACCATCGAACACAACAACATATCCACCAGCCAACGCATCCTCTGCCTGTAGAACATGGGTATTTGCAGGAATAGTAATCTCTACCACACCTACAGCTGCTGCGGCAGCGAAAGCGGTGTAAGCCATGAAGCCCACATCAGTATAGTTACAGCCCATATTCGGATTCATGGCTGCGGTCCCAGTCGAAAGAGCGTAACGAAACTCTCGACCATCAGGCAGGACGAGCCCATCACCCGGCTTAAAGACGGGATCAATCGTAGTACTTACTTTGGTGAGAAAATCCAGAGTCGGAACCTGTCCTTCGTAGATCCCAGCCTTAAGAGTCTCATCCAAGTGCATTCTGTAATAACTAGGCATTGTATATCCTTTCTAATCTTGCTTCTATATTCATTTTGGAATTCTATTAGCTACTCGGGTGCTGCGAAATGAGGAAGCCACAATATTTGGGATTAGACGCCCACATCTGGTAACGGAGATACATGAGCTTCTGCTTCACAACAGCACGATTCGGATCAGTACCATCAATCTCCTTGAAGTTCCAATCCTGGTGGATGATCGGATAAAGCTCGGAGTGATTGATACCAAAGATAGGATCAGTACCATACAGCGAAGTACGAGCGGTATCCAGGAGGTCACAGTAGGCAAAGGGAATACTCATAAACGTCGGGGTACCCCAATGACTGTCACGGTTGTAGCCCATGTTGTCATCAGACTGAGCATAGAAGGTATTGAGCTTCTTTAGCACGTTGTTAGAGGTATACATCGAGAAGCTAAGCAGGCCATTTTCCTCACCCAATTTCTGGGGAACCACAGGAGCCTGGAAGTTCAACTTGCGAATAGCCTCATCCATCATACTCAGAAGACTCTCATCAAGATTGCCCAGGTGGTCGGCGTAGTAAGAAGCCCAACCAGCATTAGCACTTGCCGAGGAAGTCAAACCACAGGTATCATAAGCCGTACCAGGAGCCGAGCCATCATTATAGCGACTCTGATAACCAGTCCACCCACCAGTACTAGAAGCAGTACCAACGCGGAGGAAGGTGTTAAGGGAGTTCGGGCTATCCTCATCCGTGGCACTAGTCGGGCCAGTAACCAAGCTAAGGTACACAGCCTCAACCATATCCTTTACAGCACTCTGGTATTGTGCTTCCAAAACATCATAGATTTTCTGCTCACCCGAGTTCAGAGAAGTCTCCATGAGATTCCACAGCATACCACCCTTGGCCTGACGCCAGTTAGCAGTATACTTTCTCTGGATGTTCTTCTTCACCAGGGTATCCTGGTCCCAGATACCAACCATCCGGGCATTTCCTTCACTGTCAAGAGTGATGTGACCTTCGAGCGAGTCTCCACCCTTGACCTTTACCGCACTCTGGAAGAACTTGTTAAACAGCTGCCATTTGTTATACGCAAAGGTAGCAAGTGCAGGCTGCTTCGTAACAATATTTTGCAGAGTGGCATTCCAAATATCGGTAGCCAATGAAAAATCCGTTGCCATGATCTATCCTTTCGGAAAGTCTACTTATTGTTCTTGTTCAAAATGGCCTTGATTACTTCAGGGCCTGTCATTTCCTTCGTCCCTGATTCGTGACTGGTTCTCTTACCAGACAGACGTTTCTCCTTACCTTTCAAATCCTTAATCAAATTCCGTTTTACGTCCTTCTTGAGGTTCTTACCCTTGTAGGCATTTAGGGAAACTGACAGTGCATCATCACTGCCCATCCCAGTTGCCCTCAATTGGTTCGCTAAGTCAAACACCTCATTCCGAGCTTTCAGCTGTGGGCTTGTATGAATTAAACGCCCATCAGGAAACTTTGGCAGGTCTTCCGTCTTGCCAAAAACCTCAAACTCTTTGGATGCTTCATCAAAGGCCTGAGATGCGGTACGTATAAAACCAATCAACTCTTGTTTTTCATCTTCTTCTTGAGACTTACCTTGAGCTTTCTCAAGGGCCTCGATTCTCTCCAAGAGCTTCTTAGTTTTTTCGTCATCCTGACTATTTTCCTCCTCCGTTTCCTCAGTTTCTGTTTCTTCAAACATATCCGAGGTTTCATCCGACTCGTCGGTGTCCTCACTGAGCAACGCAGGAATCATTTCTACTAGTTCAGCTTCTGTGTAGTCCTTAGCAAACTCCTTAACGTCTTCACCAGACCAACCCTTATTCAAGGCAGCCTTAGAGAAGTCATCAGGAACTACTGTGGCTACTTCTTCGGTCTCTTCATCCTTATTAGTAAAACTCTTAATCTTGTTCTTGATTACATCTAGGATAGATGGCTTATTTTCCTCTGTTTCTTCGGTGGTATCCTCAGACTCTTCAATAACCTCGTCTGTAGTCTCTTCTAGATTCTCATCAATAATGTCATTTGTGGGATCAGGCATCACTTGCTCTCCTTAGACAATGTTCCATTGTCAAGTTTGGGAACATTCTGTTCCCTATTATTGCGGCAGGTCAAGCAAATCTTTTGGGCCGGGCTGGCTCTGTAGAAAAGAGCCGAACACTTCTCACACTTATGACGCTTGATGTTAGCCTCATCAAGAACTTCATAGATCATCTTACGGACAGTTACGTCAGTCAAAGTCTCAGCCTTGTTCTTAGATTTACT